ACTAAATGATCAAGCCCGCCTGCCCGGTAACTCCAGTCTGATGAAATATCTCCCGTTTTATGCTTCTTCATAAATTCATCTTCGGTCATCCCTCCTGTTACTTTTGCAGCGGCAGCGTCATCAAGGCTGTCGGCTTGGCTCGCAGGTATATCATCGACAATACGTACACTACCTCGTGGCTTAGGTGCCATTGGATAGGGTACGTTATCGACTTGCTGCGTTAAAGGGTTAAACGCAATTTGCCCGTCACTACTTGCCCAGACCGGTGTACCAACAAACTCTATTTCCTCTCTGACTACGCCATTTTTCGATGCCTTTGTTAGCAACTCAAGTAATCGCTCGTGCTGCTGTTCACCTTCTAAGGTAAATGCAAATTTTGCGTCTGAAGGAACCTCAAGCGGTTGTTGCAGTCCAAAGTCCCATAAGTCTACAAGTTCAGAGTGTTCATCGTCAGTCAACTTATCGAGGTTAAGGTTTGACCTGTTCATTAAACCGCCGCCTGTTTTTTTATCCGTGTACCTTACCCCCTTAGTCACAGGATCGCTTGTCTCTTGCGATACTTCTAAGAAAGTGTTTTCTAGCTTTTTAATTTTTGGATTGTCTACACCTTTTGAGTATTTAACCATCGAAGGAGCGTCATCTTGTAAACTTGAAACTGGCAGTTCGTAGGAAACAACCTCCATAGAATCATCCATAGCGGCTAGTTGGTTCGCCATTTTCTTATCGGTAATAAACCGTGTGTTATTTGGAATATCTTTTTTAGCCTGCCTGCTTTTCCAAAACGCTTGTGCATCTGGCGAATGGGGGATGTCCGGTTTGAAAACCTCCCCCGTTACTTCTTCGCCCATATCATACATATTTGTTGCAATACCCCGCCGGCGCATATCTGGTGCAACTCCTACCGCACCCTTAATGCCCACTTCGGTAGGGTCTTTTACATCTGGGCCGTAAAATAAAGTACCCACCACACGATCATCCGATTCACGGATAGCTACCATATGTTCATAACCCAAACCCTCTAACATTTCCCCCGTGTCTGCGTATGATTCATAACGAATACCATCTATCGTTTTAACTTCAGTAGATGTGCGTGAGGTAGTTCCAAATTCACCCGTTCGATTCTTATAATCGCGATTTATTGAATCCCAATTTTTTGGCTCGGATGGGATTGTAATTTCTATTTCTTTCGCAGCTAAATGGGGTGCGTCTTTCCCCGCGATAATTTCATCGCCTTCGTACAGAACCGACCGTGACGCATAATCACCATCAAGAAGTGCCTCTGACCTACCGCCAGCTAGAAAATCATCCTCATCTAAATGAGTCCTACTTCCTCGCCTTGCAAACACTACGGCATCCTCGTTTGGAACATCAACTGCTAGTATTGCCCGATTCGGTCCTAGCTCTCCCGTAGTCTCCAAATCCCAATTTGCATACGAGACCGCTTCTTCATAATCGGTTGTGTACCATCGCCCTACGCCACCCCCCTCGGCATCTAGTTTAGTCCCCCCGTACTTGCCTTTACCCCGACCCTCAATCCTATCGGGGTTCACACCTCTATACATGCGGATATGCCCGTCTGGGGCCTCATCTGGGAAAGGCACTTTTTTTGCACTCACCCGTCGCACAGTATAAACCGTAGTTGTTTCTTCAGAATCTAGGACCGCCCCTATAAAATCTTCGGCGTTATTAAATTGGGTGGCGTCTGCTTTTAACTTGGCAGCGCCTACCAATTTTTCTTCGGACGTAACCACCTTAGCTTCGGCAAAGTTTAGTTCTAATTGTGCGTTTTCGGATTTAGTTATCGCGTCCATCAATTTTTCTGCGGCCTCTTGCGCAGCATCTACCGCGTGTATTTCTGCTTGCATAACATCATCTATTTTTGCTAAGTCAGCTTTCAAAGTCTTTAAAATATCTGATTCAACCGTCTCAAAAAGTTTTAGTTGTTTTACACCTTCCCTTTTGTTTATAAGTTCAGTTGCTTCCTCCAACTGTGCCGATGATTCTCTCAGTAGCTTGTCAAAAAACGTGGGACTGCTTGCCGCATCGGCTTGACTAGGGGTAATTAAGCCGCTTCTCAAAGATGCGTCAACATCAATTAGCTGGTTTACCTCATCGTCCCATGCTTGAAACTTTCCAACCGCCACCTCTCGCATTTCATACAAAGAGTTTAAATCTTCAGGTTCAAACACGCCTTCTTTTATCCCCTGTTTTATTTTTTTAATTTGACTATTTACAGCATCAACTTTTGCTTTTACTTGTGCCCTCTCTGCTCTTGCTTTTTGTATTGCCACATCTGCCCTAACGTATCGAGCCTCTAATTCCATTAGTCGTTGCGCGGCTACGTCTTGGACTGCGGCTATGTCCCTAATGCGAGCTATTTCCTTTAATCTTTCCTCTGCAATAACTGCCGCCCGTTGCGTTTGGATGGATAGTAATTCATCGGGGGATTTTATAGCATCAAATACCTCAGAGGGGCGGAGTTCCCTGCCGGGACTTAGTGCGTGTAGTGGTCGATCAGGATTTTTTCTAAGGGCTATAATTTCTGAAGTGTGTTTAGTTCCTCTCGTTTCAGTTACCGTAACAATTCCATCATACCCCGCATCCGTGATTGCTTCGCTTAGTTCCCTTCCCGTCTTACCCCCGAATCGTTCGCTTAAAACATATTTCCAATTAGTAGCGTCTGAGTAACCCGCCCCAAAATCTACAACTAAAGGCTTTTCAAGTGTGATAATTCCTGTTTCAATTGTAGGCTGATCTACCACATTTTTAGGGTTTACAACAGTTACATATTTTCCAGATGGTTCTACATGCTGCCCATACCGTTTACCATAATCAACTGCGCTTTCTGTATTATGTGCATAAGTAAATTCAAACGGTTTTCCGGTTTCGGGAATACCCAATTCGCTTTGAACCAATTTTGTTTTAGTAGGCAGACGCACATTACCTTCGTTTTGTTGTAGTCTTTTAAATTTTTCAATACCGACAAGTTTAGGGTCAACAGAAGACGGCGTGTTTAAAGGTTGCCATTCGAGTTCAATTTCAAGATAGTCCTTTGGAACATCACTGTAGGGACCGCTTTGGTATACTTTTTTGGTTTTCTTTGTGACGGTGTAGTTACCCGCTGCCATAAACTCATCTTCATTTTGGAAGGATGCTCCCACATCATCTATCGATAACACCCGCTTAGCACGTGCGCCCGGTTTAATTTTCCAAACTATGGCACCTTCGTGGCGTGTCCCCGACTGAAACGCAAAATGAAGCGCCATATCCTCATCTCGAGTTAAGCCCGTTGTGAATTTTCTACCTCCCAACTCTATGACTTGACCGGGTTCTAAATCATCCCATGAACCTATGGAATTATACAATCGACTATTGATTAAACCATGCTGATTTCCGGTGCCCCTATACAACGCCACAGGCATGATGTCTGCTTCGGTAGCTAGCTTGTGAGCAATAGCACGTGCTTCTGCCCGTTGACGCATCATTCTTACAAGTTGAGTTTTTACGTGGTTGGCTTGTGCCGCATCGCCGGCTTTCTCAAGCGTTTCGGCATGGCGTATGTGACGCTTTACAAAATTTGAAAATGATTCGCCGACAATTTCCGTAAATCCACCCCCGGGCTGTATCTTGAGGGTATCCCCAGACCGATCAACCGTGCCCTCAAATATATCGTTGAGAGTTCGCCGTAGGCGGTCATTACCAGAAGTTATGCCCGTGGTCCCCCGCTTCGATAATAGCTCGATTGCTTCTTTCGTTGTTTTTGCTTCACCTCGTGCCCCAAAACCGCCCAGGCGAGAATTAGGGTACAAATCCTCAAATAAGGTTATGGTTTCATATTTAGGGCCGGTGCCGTCCATTGCCCATTGCTTCGCAACTTTAGTTGTAGTTAGTTCAAACATTTCGTCATCGAAATAATCTCCCACGGTTGTGGGTTTCCAATCAGGATCGAATAATTTGTCCTTTACGTTTACCTTCCGTGCTAGGGCACCATCTTGTTTTTTAACTACGACCGGCACATCTTCTATACCTAATTCTTTTGCAGCGATTAAGCGCCGATTACCATTTGTAACAAGAGCGCGGCCCGCATCGTCGATGGAAATTTCAATTGGGTCTAAAATACCGTGTTCTAAAATGTCTTTTTTAAGAGCATCTAACGATTTCCGGCCTGCACTCGAAGTGGGAGGTTTTACGTCTGCAAATTGATCTACAAACCATCGTGGTACCTCCTCTGCTTGGGTGTTGTGTTGCCACGGTTTAGGAATATCTGCGGCAGGTTTTAAAACATCGTCGGTTAAAGGTACATACTCCACTTCAATTTCTATAATGTGTTCCTCTACGCCATCGGGGATTGTAAAATTGCGTCGAGTATCCATAACTTGGGAAATGTCTAAATCGTCGATAGGTATCTCTCGTTTTCCAACTACGCGGAATTTTCCCGCTGTATAATATTCGTCTTCCTGAAGCGCGGTTAATTTTGCTCTAAGTTCACGTTTCTGTCTTAGTGCTAAGGCATACTCAGGGGTTGCCTCGCTCCCCATCTCTAAAATTCGTGAGTCGATAGCGTCGATGTCTTCAAATAGTTTTTGCGCCTTCGCCCCCGGTCTAACCTTGTACACTACGGGAGGCCAATTTTCTTCGCCTCGATCTAGCGCAAATTTTTGTGCCACCTTTGGATCGGTTGTTAGTCCCGTAACAATCGTTCGATCATTTATTTCTATCTCTTGACCTAGTGTTACTTCCCGCATATCCTTTCCCGAACGACTTATGGCACGATCACCTCGATATAAGTGCGAAGGCACTTCGTCTGTGCTGTCTAATTCGTTTAAAAATATGCGCGCCTTCGTTCTACGCTCTATAAGTGCGCCGCTTGCATTTTTAGGTAATGGTTCACCGTTAATCACCGCGTCTAAATCGCGTTTTAACATCGCGGTAGGTCTAGTCCCCTTAACTACTTTTTCACCTACTAAAATATCGTTTTGCGCTTCAGCAAAAAGTTGACTGTATGATTTTTCTTCTATCAACTCCCGAACAATTATATTTGCATCCGCATCTATAAAATCCCCCGTATGGAAAGTTTTAATCCTACTGCGATCCGTTGGAATCTGACTTAACTCAACTTCAATATATGATTTTTTTTTGGTTACCCCTACAACTTTAAATTCCCCATGCGTTGCAAATTCATCTGGCGCACCTGTTATTGTTTTTTGGGGTATTATGTCGGTGGAAAGTTTAGGTGGGATATGCTCCACATTAACTTCCAATACACCATCAATTTTTTGTACACTCTTTACTCTAAACTCCCCCGCCATTAGCATTTCGTGTGGTTTGCTTACCCGACCTTCCCCCCGTCGATATGCCTTAAATTTAGGTTCGCGCTTTATACCCTTTGGATTGTCCACCTTGAACATTATTGCGGTATCTTTCATCGGGTCATCTATACCGTAAATAGTATCCCCTAATGCCGCCTTGCGTGTCGATAATCCGCGTGTTAATACCGAATCTTGCGTAGCCATTAAATCGCTAGGTTTAACCTTTCCGGGTGTGGGGCCGTTTAGCCGTAAAAATGCTTCGGCCTTCCCGGTTGGCTGGCCTATCTCTAGCACCTTCCCCGGCACTAACAAATCGGTGTCGATGATACGTAGACCGTCTGGAAAGGGGACGTACACCGAATCCACAGACACCGGCGCACGGTCTAATTCATTAAGTAACGCCCTTGCTTGCGCTCTTGCTCGATATTCGGACACATACTGCTGTTGAAATTCAAACAGGCTGGCTCGTTCTTTAGGATGTAGTCTACCCGCTTTGTCGATAAGCTGTTGCAACTCCCGAGGGGAAACGCTCGCATCGTTGCCTTTAAGTAATTGACGCATCGCTTCTGCCTTAGTATGAGTTATTGACTCAGCAGTTTCACCATGCAAATCAAAGTATAATGTTTTTGCGTCTTCAAATAACATCCGCGTAGCTACATCGTCTGCGTCCTCAATTGTACGATAGGTAAAAGCGCCAGCTCTTAAGCGCTCATCCTTAGCATCGGGAAACAATCTATTGAGTACCTGATTTTTAGCGCGTGAATTTTCTGGCTTGTTTAAGCCCCCATCCAATAAGTCAGCAACGGTCGCTCGATCTCCCATACGTTGCGCATCAGCGCCGGCCCGAATTTTAAAAACTACACCATCGTTCGCGCCGTCCGATAGGGCATCCTCTATAGCACGTGACTTGCTAGAGGTTAAATTAGTCGTAACCTTCGATAACGTGAGGGACTCCCCCTCGCCTACTGGCAATTGTATAACGTCCCCAACGATCCCCCGCTGTGTACGTGGAAAGAAGATAGTCCCCGTGTCACTGTTAATGCCTACATATAAATTATGTGGTGTCTTGTCGGCATCGTCTAAGTGTTTTAAATAAACACGCGCCGTTACTCGATCATTTACAGTTTGTAAAGTTGCGTTTGGTGGCAACGGTTTACCTGCTAACACATCATCCATAGCAACTCGTAAAGCTACGTTTTCAGGGGATGCTAAATCTTGTTCTAAAATATATTTTGCTCTTTGCAAATGTTCCGTAGGTGTCAACTCTACAATGTCATCTGCAATAGTGGGATGCACGCCATAATCTAAGTAGTCTCGTGTTGAAGTTGGATTCCATGAGCGCTGGCTAAATGGCTCAGGAGGGGCGGCTACTCTCCCCGAAGCAAGCCTTAATTCGCGATGTCGCTGCTCTGCTCTGATTAGCGTATCCGTGTCCTGAAGCGTGCGCATCCGCTGCCTCAACTCTCGCATCTCTTTTTCGACTCGTGAGTGCGGCCATTCTGCCCGGTGAAGTTTTTGATTTTTAGCTATCGCGTTTACTTCGTCTGATAAAAGTCCTTGCTCTCCCTTTAAGGTAGCGTGCCATCTCGCCAAATTTGTATCGGTAAGTTCTTGCGTACGTTTAGCTGTAACGCTCATCAAAACTCTATGCTTGGGGTCCATCGAATCTTGGGCGGTTTTTATGATGTACAACGCATCATTCACAACATCATCTAGTAGGTTTGGATTTTGGGCGATGGCCCGCACATCTACGCTGGAAAATCGCCTAAAAATGTCATCAACATCATCAATTGTTAAATTATATTGTGCCTGCAAACCCTTCAGTATGCGATTGTTTCTGTCCTTGTCTAACGCCGCATATTTAATTACGTTTGATAGTCGTTCATCTACTATATCGGGTACCTTGTAGGGTAGCTTTCCCAGCATTGCTTCTAAATTTTGAAAAGTTTCGGGCATAGCATGTTTTAAAATTACATTTTTTTGAGGGTCCGTATAAATGGCAACTAAATCTGCCCACGTTTCGCGCTGGTTAGTAAAATTGATTTTTAATTTATTACCTACCGTAACATTCTGCATACCTTCAAATGCGCCGTCTAGTTTAGATGCGTCTACTAATGTAAGCAGTTCTTGCCTTGCACCCTCACTTACAGTATGCGTAGCTTGAACAAAACTTCGCCTAGCCGCCGGCATACCCGACATACCGTCTGAAGGTAATTGCATGGTGTGCCCTAGTTCATGCGTCATTAACTTTCGACGCATGTCTGCGGCCCTAAACAGATCGTCGGATATAAGTTTTTCATACCGCAAATCATCCAAAGTTAGCACGCGGTCATATCGTTTCATATAAGCGCGCTTTTTGGTAATCAGTTCTAACTCTTTTTTTAGTGCTTCAAATTTTACAGCGCCCTCGGGGGTTGGCGTACCACCCAACATCTCAATGGCTACTTCAAACTTATCTACCCTAGTCTGTAGTTCATTTAGTTTTGAAATGGCGCGCTTTCTACCCTGTAAGCCTATTAAATCGGGGTCAAATAGATGTTCTTTACTAATCGCAATGGGTTTAATTTTGCCATCTACAACACCATACGCATAAATTTTATTATCATCCGATCTGGCTATAAAACCTACCGCATCGATATCTGGTAAATCAGCGCGACCTTGACTTACATTAAACTTCACACCATTGGGGGAAGGTTTAGCAATACCAACGCCCCGAACCGGTAAATCGGGGTCATAGAGTGCCTTGCTTTCTGCAATCCATTGTCGGGTTCTTTCGGGTAACAAAGAAAGTAATTCGGGGTCGTCGCTCAAAGTAGACCGCACTAAAAAATCGTCTGCCTCTTTTAAAGAAACAGGCGGTATGAAATCATCGGGGTTTAGTCGTGCAACTCTTTGTAATTCTGGAAGTTCCCGCGCCGATTTCCAACTATTGGGTATGTAGTCTGGATTTTTTCTTAGGAACGATTCCCACTTTTCTGCATCGTGAATAAAGATACGACCTTCGTCCAAAGATAAAATTTTAGTAGCGTTGCCATTTAGCGCATCGGTGGTATCCCATAGCGTAAATTTGTCCCACAATCCTTCGTCTAACGCTCTGGGAACAACTTTGCTTACTTGCTCGTGTGTTCTTTTGATAACAGCGTTAGGGACAGCACGCCCCGATTTGCGCGCTCTTTCTTCGGCACGAGCAACCGCCAGAGAAGTATCAATAGTGGCATAATTTGCTTCTACTTTATTTCCAGTTTCACGTAAGATTTTTATTTTCTCACGTAATGCCCCATACCCACCATCACCCGTACCGTCTATGAGTGTGTTTTGATTTCTGCGCATCGACTCACGCACCGCAACGGTTCCAATATGCGATGACTCATCGTGAACAATCATAGCCGCTTTAGGGTCGCCCGCCTCTAACATCGTTTGATATTCGGGAAGGTAATCTTTCACCCGGTCAGAATCTACAATTGCAGTATTCACCGGGACGCCTAAATCACCCGCAGATTGTTTAACATCTAATAGGGTGCCTTTACCCGAACCCGAACCGCCGCCCATCATATATGATACTGGTTCATCTACCGCTGTTACTAATTCATTGTTTCGATTTACTGAAATTATTTCATCGACAATTTCATCATGCATAGATGTTCTGGAAGGAGTAAATTTAGTTCTTCCGTTTTCCGTGAAGCTAGAAATTCGGTGTCTATCGAATGAAGTTAAATCGTCGATCTGTGTTCCCGGTTTTGGTACCCAACTGTTGGGCCGATAGTCTGGATTTTTCCGTAAAAAGGATTCCCATTTGTCGGCATCGTGGATAGTAGTTATGCCATCTTTTTGAGTGAGAATTTTTGTGGGGGGTTTTCCCATGTTATCCCACAAGGTAACTTCGTCGAATACATTTTCGTCTACCAACTTAGGAAAAATTTTACTCACACCCTCGTGTGTACCTTTTATAATATCATCGGGCACCTTGCGCCCTTTATCTTTTGCTCTTTGTGTTGCGCGTTTAAATGCTTCGTCCATGTCGATTGTGACATAATGCGCCTCTACTCTATTCCCTGTTTTACGTAATCGATCAACGCGCCCTTGCACTTTTGCCATGCTACTATTACCCGTACCATCTAGCATTGTATTTCTACCCGATTCAATGCTTTCGTCTAATGCACGCCTCGCCACATCGGATGATTCAGCGTGAACAATAGCTGCTGCCGCATCGTCGCCATTGTCCACCATGTGCGTATATTCCGGAATCATCTCTTTTATATCGTCGGAATTTACTGTAGCTAAATTTTGAGGTAGGTCCATCTTCCCACTTCGACGGACTGTGCCTTTTCCCGCACCTGAACCCCCGCCCATCATTATCGAAACAGGTTCATCAACGGCGCTGCTGCCCTCTAAAGTAGCGACTATAATTTCATCGTGTAGCGTAGCCCGTGCGGGTGTATAAATGGGGGTGCCATCTTCAATACGGTGTGCAGTTACAAATAATTGCTCGGTTGTCTCCCGTGTTCTAAACGCATCCACAATAGCCTGATCCATTGCTTCAACCTGCTCTAGTGTCTTAAAATCTGTGATATTCTCACCGCGTAGTACCCACGGATTAGCACTTTTTAAAGGCATCGCCTCTACTTCGTCGATGTTCTTGATTAACTCAATAATTTGTGCGTCTTTAATTACGCTTTGCCCCGTACCGCCGGTAGGGACCACTTCAAATTTAGCGGCATCCCAAAAACTATCCTGATTATTTAAAGTTGCAATTTGTTTTGCTACGGATCGTTTAGGCGTAGCAATATTAAAATCAATTGAAACTTTACCATCGGGCATTTTAAAGATGCCAATTTTTAATTGTTGACCTGCGGGAACGTCTGCAAGTTCGCGATAAATAGCTTCATAATTTCTAAGTAAACTCTCAAATTGTCCCGATGCAACCTGCTCATGCGTAAGATTAAAACTCTTTAAAGTTGTGATGGCATCGGTGCCCTCATACACGGTCCCATCCATATTGAAAGTAGCCCCAAATACTTCACCGGTGGTGTCCCCGTGTATTTTGGTGGCCGTAGTACGAAGTTGGGCAGCGTGCAATTGCACACGTTCTTCAGATAGTAAGTCATCGACGTATTGTAATTGTTTGCGGGTATCCCACAGCGCTTCCTCTGCGTTTGCAATTTGTTGAGGTGTTACCGAAGGGTCAAATCTAGGTTTGGTTCGTCGGGTTCGTCGCCTAAGTTCAATCAATCGCTTTTCAACTTTAGTTATCGCTTCCTCTACTTCTTTTTTTACACTTGTGATAACTTTTAATCGCGCAGTTGCTCGTTGTGCGGGTGTAAGCACCCGCTTGCGTGGATCGGGTCTTGAAGTACCTAATCCCGTCAAATTAGGATCGGTTTCACCCGTGATCGTAGTGGGGTTAGACGGTGATCCTTGATCCCCCACCGTGGTAGAATCGCCACCAGGGCCACCTTGCCATGGTTCTAGTAAAATACGTTTATCTGATAAATCCGGAAATACGCTACACCGACAATTTATAGATAATGGGCCGTCACCTGGATGAAGTTGCCCCGATGGAAATTCTTTTCCCATTTCAACTTTTGAGCCGTCATTATCTAAATGTTCCGGACGTACTCGGTCGTCACCCACCGTAGACCAAGTGTGGTATTTAACACCACTGCGACGATACATATCATTACACGCACCATTAAACGCTTGCTGTGTTTCTGTGCGTGCGATTTTTTCACCCCGCACTAATGGGATATGATATTTCACCTTCAATTTTTCGGCTACTTCCATCGCAGTAGAATTGCCCAAAAATATATCGGATTTGACCATACCCCTCGCATCTAGAATAGTATCTCTGCTAATACCCCGACCAAAAAGAACCTCTCGATTTTCTAACTGATTTAGTATTTCGGCATCTGTTAGTTCATAAATTACCTTATCGAAAAATCCTTTCTTAACTTCAATTCTCTTTTGTGCGCGCTCCACTAAAACAGACGATCCGTTGTACCCCATCGACCGCAAGCCGGCGACCGCGCCTAGCTCGTACATAATATGAAACCATTTAGTGTACGTGGACTGCGCCCCGCGCACTTCTTCCGAAGTGCTAAGGTCTGGAAATCTTGCAGGGTTAAACGCCGTGCTTAGAAAATCTTTAATTACGGGGGCGCGCTCTTTGTAAGGTAATCGTTTTACAAGTTGCGCTTGCTTCACACAAATATCGAGCGTACCATCATCCGTAATTGTGCGGGATACCTCGCCAAGAATACGCGAGATTTTACGCGACATTTCACGTTGAAATTCGCGCTCTAGTACGATGCGTGATCCTTCGGTAGCTGACCGAAGGACAAAAAGACGGCGGGCACGCTCGCTGATTTTATCGTACACCTTAGTAACAGGCATAGACTACCCCTTGCGCATTATTCGTCGGGTATTTTGATGGGTTTAACAGGCATCGTGTCACCCGTTATATCCGGCGCATCAAGTTCAGATTTTAATTCTTCTATTTGATCTTCTAACGCTTGTTTTTCAACACCCGCTGCTTGTGTTAGTTCGTCAACAAAAATAGGGCCTTGGGGTGATAGAATAAAGTTTCTGTCGCCACCTTCAACCGGCGCAAGACCCAAACGCTTCGCAACTTGATTTATGGTCATCACACCCTTTTCAAGGTATGATAGGAACACAGTTTTTTCTGCTTCCCTATCGCGGATATCTAGAGGATTAAACTTTAATCGAATAAGCTGGGTGCCTAGTCCTAGTTTAAGAAGTCGATTCAAATGATGTTCCCACACACGTTGTGATGGCGTAACAATTCGATCTTTGTAAATCTCTGCCTGAGACAATCCCTTACCCGATCCTAGCTCAGAACTTTCTGCAATTCCGATAATGGCAGGCGATACACCGTGCGCAGTCATAATGCCCTGCGCATTGTTTTTGCGAGTGTCTTGAAATGATCCCTCTTGTGCATCGGCAGCGAGTTTTTCAAATCGTAACTTTACTTCACCTCGCATCGCCGGAATCGGAATGATTAGGGTTTTGTGTGCTTTGCCTTTTACATGCTGCCCAAAATATTGCATGATGGCATCCTTTACATCCTTTGAAAGTTTTGCACCTTCAATAATCACCGCGTATCGTGGCACTGTATTATGCTCAAAAAATTGGAGCATGAAATCACGAATATGTACGTTTCCTAAAACGTCCCCAAGCGCTGGTACGATATCGGAATATCCATAATAAATTGTGGCCGCGTGATGTTTAGGAATCCAAATTACTTCGTTCGCAGACTTCGCAAAACTATTAGTGGGTTTGCCCGTTTCACGGTCAATCATATTCCAACTTAATTTGTTATTAGCAGTCAACTTTCCATTGCGTGCGGGGTCATACACCTCGGGTTTGCCGGTAAGCGGCGAACGATCTGCGGAAACAATTTTATTACCAAAAGGTTGGTAATAAACAAATTTAGAATCGGATAAGATTTCAACGTAACCATGCCATCCCCGAAGGGGACGGATTCGGGTAGAAGGTATATGGGCAATTTTTCTAACTTTCATATCAGCGGAGCGAATAACTTCTATTGCCGCCCACCCCACCGCTTCGTAATCCATACACGCACGAAACAGTACGCCTTCAAATCCGATCAACTCGTTGCAATCGCCAATAAAACGATTCACCGTGTCCACTTCGGCTTCAACTTCGGATTGACGCACAGCGGGGGTGGTCACACCCGATTGTTTTAGCCGGTCACTAAAGCCAACTAACTTTTCAGCTTCTTCGTCTGACATTACATTAACGATAGGCTCAAGCGAGTATTCGCGGCCCACCGCATCAACGGTTTTTGTTTTCACGCATCGAAAATGGGTTGGGTCCACCTCAAGAAATGTGGCAAGCAACTCGGGCGGGTAGGGAGGCTCGACAACTTGCGTAGCAGACAACGAAAATTCAGGATACCCAAGTTCATCCTCACTTTGAGTTGACCCCTCGGCGGCTGATTTCATAACATCCAACAAAGTAGAATTGTTAGTCTCTTTGTGGATGCGGTCAGAGTCAAAGCAGGACATGCTTTGCCTGATCATTTCTTTTTGTAAATCCGCAGACGATGCCATACGGTCATCGCCGGTGATGAAAACTTCCTCAATTATATTTTCACCGCTTGATTCGCTGGCGCTGGTTTGTATAGCGTCTGCTAATTCACCCTCGGTTAAGATTTCCGATTTACTGCTCATGTGTAACGACTCGATTTAGGGTTTGTACTTTTTTTGGTTTTGGTTTTGGTTTTGGTTAAGTTTTTTTTTCGCTTATCCTGTAACTTTTTAATAACCACATCCCGATTTCTTGGACCCAATCTATCGGAACCTTTTGGAAATTCTTTCTTGTACTCTTTGGCCAATTCGGCATCGGTCATTTCAGAAAGAGGTTTTAGCTTTTTTTCCTTATCCTCTTTTTTGTCTTTTGTGTCTAACTTGCTGCGATCTTGTTTTGTTTGCTTTTTATAATTGCCCTCACCACTAGATGCACCACCGACTTTTCTACCGCCGGCTGCACCGCCCCCCTTTGCACCACCGCCTTTTGCACCACCGCCTTTTGCACCACCGCCTTTTGCACCACCTCCTTTTGCACCGCCTGCAAGTCGCTTCATACGATCTGCTAAAAACTTTTCGCGGTCTCTCTTATCTTTTTCTTTCTTTGCTTTATCTTCCGCTTCCTTTTTTTTCTTGGCGGCCTCCTTCTTTTCTTTATCTACCGTTTCCTTGGCTTTCTTTTTTACCTTTGCATCTCTGGCATCTTTCTTTTTTTTTCGAGACGCTGACGTAGCTTCTACCCTAGCTTTGATTTGTGCTGGAGTAAGCCTAGTGCCACCGGGTTTCTTCTTTTTGGATTCCGGTCTTTCGGGTTTTGGTTTTTCGCGATCATACACACCACTACCTGGGCCGCCTTTTGATACTAACTCTTGTACACTTTTATACTGTTTCTTCTTATCCTTATTTTTTTTATTTGGGTCTACGCCCTGCTTAGGACTAGCCACTGAATTAGGCAGAGACGAAGAATCAATTGGTGATTTAGCCACCTCGACTATAGATTTTTTAAGTACCAAAAATCCTTTAGCCGCCTTCCGGTAGTAACCGGCTGATTTTTGTCGGTATTTACCCTCGCCTTTTTTCTCATAAAGTGCGCCGGCTTTGCCTTCATAGGTTTTTGATTCCTGCTCCACAGATGAACAAATGGCACGCGCTTCGGAATCGGAATGCCCCTGCGTTTTTTGATCGGCAACACACGCGGAAAAATTGTCATACCCTGCGAATGGCATTTTTAATCATCCTATTGAAATATCGTCGATAGTGGTTTCCATCATAATCATTGCGGCTAGCATGTCGTAAGTATCGGCGTGCCGCTGGTGATCCTTCCCCTTTGACCACTCGTATCTTGGATTGCCCGCTACATCCTCCACAATTTTTCGGATTGGGGTAGTCATTTCTGCGGTGTACACGCCGCCTAGTATAGCATGATAGTTGTTAGGGAGTAAATTCTTTTTTAGGCGTATTTGCGCAAAACTTCTATCTAAAACTTCAGTCCGGTCTGCGTTTATTATTCGATTGATTAAATCGTAAGTTCGCCGGCGGTCGCTGCCCTCTTTGGCATAACGGCATAACCACGCTTCACAACCTAGCTCCCCCGCGCCAAGTTGAAAATCAGCCGCTAGGGTTATCTCAGGCATCGAATCCATTACGGCTTTTTCGACGTTGTAAAGTTGGATTAAGTCGTAGATATCATCCACACTGCGAACCTTGCCAACGTACACCGCCTGCCGTTCCCCACGAGAGCGTAAATAACTGATGCGCACATCGAGCGTAGCTCCCACATCCACGCCCATAGAGCAGGGGCCGGGGTGTGAGTTTCCTTTAACATGGGCGCAATCTGAATGAACCACAAAATTGTAAGCGCCATCACCCGGCATTGTGCAATTGTCAAGCATCGTCGGGGTGACTTTGTTTCCGATAGCATCGAACGGAAGTCCCAAATCGGAATTAAAGAATCGCTGCATCAAACCAGGATCGGTGATTGCACGTGAAAACCTATCCCACATCCCAGCTATGGGATTGATCATGTTGCACAGCATGGATAGGTGATAGCCCTCGACTTGCGAAGAAGGGTTACCCGGTACCCAATGACCTAAAGCGCTCGAACGCTCAAGGGCGCCCCCACACGTGGGACAGATCATGTCGATGTCGCGCTTACAACCTTCGGCCCACTCGTCATCTCGTAATTTAAAGTCGATGACATTACCTTCCGCATCGACAATTTCCTCCACCACAACTGTAAACCAATCCGTCTCGTGAAACTCCCCGCATTTGCTACAGGGAATTTCCCATTCTCTCTGGTCAGACCTCATAAACATTTCATGGATACCTCTGTTTTTAATTCGCGGGTTTGCTAAGTATCTTTTGAATTGATACTTAGATGCCCGCAATCTATCCATTGCATATTCAATGTTGTCTAAATTACATTCATCGACTTCCTCGACGACAATTACATCAGCAGGAAACTCCTTGAAGTCGGATACTACATTACTCCCAACGTACTTGATCACCCCCTTTCCAAATGACTTGATTGCCATCGAATCGAAGAAACCTGCACCCATGATTCTTTTATACTCTTTTACGTTTTGCACACAACGATCAACACGGTTCTGGACGTAAGTGTTGCGCATCTCGTACTTAGGCACTACGAAAAAAACTGATAGCCCCACGTAAGCGCACGCTAAATGATCAATTACAATAAATTCGCTTTTGAAACTTTGCACGCTGCCCATCAAAACCATTTCACGCGCTGTGCTATTGTATAAATCCCGAATGTGTGGGAAGTGGTCGAAGTCCATTGGCTCATCGTGGGTATTTCGATGATGCTTTAGCGCAAAATTTAACCTTGCCTCTTTTACTTGAAGCAACTTCTCCAATACTAACAAATCGCGGTCTTTAATTTCCCGCAACGATTCGGATGTACTCAAAGCGACAAACCCCGTTTGATTAGCTTTTCTATGCTCTGCTCAATTTCTGCCCGTGTCTTCTCGCGATCCTTCTTTTCTTCCTCGGTATCTTTGCGCCGTTCATCTGCCATAGTGTGATATATTTTTTCGGGTTCTACAGGAAGCACATTTGCTTTTTGTAACATCTCAATTTTCATTTGCCGCGCTCGTAAGGCTGCCTGCATAAACTTTACACGAACCGATTTCATTCTCGAATCATCATTACGACTAACTACCCCCGTGGCTGGGTCGATAGTAGTGGAATCCTCACGCATTAAGTTTATTTCATGCAGACAAATCTGCTCGAGTTTGCCTAACCACAATAGATGCTCCGAAAGTACATCTGCACCCGGTACCTGCTCGATTGTCTGCCGATGTTCGCGATACAAATCCTGCAACCACCTATAAATCGTGGACGGGGTAACGTCAAACATTTTTGCGATACCTTTGGTATCGTGCCCCATCATGGACCACTCAAACGCTTGCCACTTTTTTTCTTCGCTAGAAAGTGAGCGCGCTTTCCCGGTAACCTCCAACATAGGGGTAGCATCTTCGGGACCGTGGGGAGTCTCCGAAGGGTCGATGGGGGACTCGGCCAAAGCAGCTACAAGGTCAACAAGTTTTTTTGTATCGTCCGACATAGTACCTCGCGGGCATTGTAGCGAAAAAAACTTTTGTTCGTCAAGATCAACTTAGTTTTTCTTGGATTACCTCTCGTATAAAGGCGTCCGCAGATTCACCCGACTCTCTCAAATGGGCCACGAGATTTTGCACAGCGTCCCACGTTTGGTCACTGCACAAAATAGCCATCTGCACTTTACCTTTGACAGTAAAAAAGAGGTAGCTCTGGTCAACAGTCGCCGCACCTTTGCATTCGTTAAAAATATTGGCCACAATTGACATTAAAGATTCTTGCGCTTCCATAGGCGCTTTCTCAGATGTTAAATCGTCCACAAATTCCGTATCCTGCGCTTCTTTTGCCTTGATAAAATACCTATCAAATTCTTTTTGGGTATCAAAGCCTAAAGCAGTCGGCATATCGTTGAGTTCTAATCCTGTTTGTGTTAGCTCATCGACAAGATCGGTAAATTTTCTTGCATTAAGTTTACCCGTTAAAAGATTTCTGCGTACCGTTTTTAGTTTCTGCTCAGACATATCCCAATCGTGAACATAGCAAGGCAATTCTTCCATACCTAACAAGCAAGCGGCACGCCATCGATGTTCCCCCCCAATTATTACATACCCTTTACCCTTGTCATCTTTCACTACGTTTAGCGGCTGCTCAAATCCGTCTTCTTTTATTTCCTGCATTAGCTGTTGAAATGTTTCCTCGCTTTGCTCATTAGGATTCCATTCGTTAGCACGCAGTAAATCTACGCTAAGCATTTTTGGCTTTGATACTTTTACCATTTTGTATTCCTTACACAATTAGTAGTGCGTCATTTGAACAAGATTCGTTTTGCAAGAGGTTTACAATTGTATCCTCTGCATCATCCCCGCTAGGCACCCTTCGATTAGGCATAGCCACAAACATAAAATCCACGGAATCAAATAGAGGGTAGAATTGCGACACGATAGCTTGGGTCGATGACTTTGCCGCGCTATACATAATCTGCGAGTTGTCCGATTTCCGCTGGTCTAACAAAAAGATGACCCGAGAACCTTGAGGTAACACGTTTGCTTGATGGCAGTACAAAGTAAACAACAAAGGGCCAAACACATTTACGGTAAAATGCTTTGCCATGTCGAGCGTACTTATCAATCGGGGGTCTATTGCCTCGTGGCAAGCTACGGCATGAACCATACCATTTAGTTTTATCTTTTGATCTAATAGGTGAGTAGCTGCCGACACGGTATCATGTGCTTGCGAAAAATCGCACGATATCCAATACTTCAATTCTAGTTGTGAATCGAAAATATCTTCTAGCATTGGTCGAATATGCCTTTGGATATCGTACACAATATGATCTCGAGAGCGTAGCGCATGAGAGATGGATGCACCATAGGATCGACTGCCACCCGTGACTACGTATGATTTTTGTTTCATCGTAAACCCCCGGCTGGGCCTTGAGGTAGTACAATCTTAGATTTGCTTTCCTTCGAGTCGTTCTTTTTTCTCATTTCTTCTAAGTGTGTTATTTTTGCATCGATGTCAGTTGAAAAATCGTCAACAATGTTTTCCATTTGATCTTCAGAAATGGAAGTACAAGCAAGAATTGCTTTCACAAGAGAAGATAAAATAGCGACTTGCTGTGAGCAATGTATTTGTTGCTCTTTTATCCCCATCAAAACAGAAATTAAACTTTGCGGGTGTACTTGACCCTCTACGGTCATTCCAATTTTCACACTGCCCTCAACCCCTTGGATGGATGTCATCACACGGGACGCACTATCTTTAAATTTCTCGTTATCAAAAACATCGAACATTTTTTTGGGTTCCTTTAGTGCATACGTCTGCACATTTTTTAAGTGTACTTTCCTATAGATGCCTTCCACCTGTAATGCTTTAAGTAACTGCTTGTGGGTAGCCACATCATAACCGGTAACATTACAAAGAGATTCAAAAGTTTCATTAAGAACATGATAAACTTTTGAGTACCCCGCACGCTCAAGTGCATTTTGTGCGCGAGTACCTAAACCGCTCCGCTCTAAAAAAGAAATTGGCTGATCGAGTAAAGCCTCTATTCTTTGCGGGTACATAATGTGCATCCTTGCTATTAACCAAGTTACCCTAGTATAGGCAGCGCATAAAAAAAAGGCCCCCGGTAATGAGGGCCTTAAAGTTTTGGCTAAGATACCAAACCCATCAACACTAATTCCTCTGCGCCATAAACTTTTTTCTCTCCACATTCCTCGCACTCATATTCGCGGGCATCCGGTTCGCAACAGGATCGCTCCGCGCCACACGCCACACAAAACCCGCACATATTTTCCATACCTTCTTCGATCAATTCAAGTTCAAAAGTTCTCATAGGTTTTACCTTTCGTGTTTAGCAGAGGGTGGAAATGTTCTCGAGAATTCCCAAACCCTTGGCGTAAATTCCATCCTCTTTTGCAAACTTAACAATCGCTCTTTTAAATCCCCGCTTAGGCAGAGTATCGAAAGGCAGCATTACTTTTACGTTTCTGCCGGCGAGTCTACCAAAACAATAGCTGACTCCCCAAATCGGGCAACCGGGGTCAGATAGCAAACGAAGTCGCGTCACCTTCAATCCCGGTTCAGTCCAGTCTACGGGACTTTTATAATCAACAGTTTCCAAATACGCTTGGAAGTCTTCGCCGCAGCCTTGGGTTTCCATTGGTATAGCACAAGTTTTCATAGTTTTGTCCTCCTTCAAAAAATTTCTAGACGTTGTGGTGATTACCTTCTGAGTCTATCCCGACTTCATCTTTGGTTACAGCGTGTCGGAGAAAGTAAAGGTTGCCGATTAAGTTGTAAACTTCCCAACCAACTTTGGTCAACTTTCGGATCGCTTGGTCCTGAGCAACAGTCGAAGCAGTAATAATTTCGTTAGCCATAATTTCGCCCTCCTTTATAGGTCGTTTTTTCACTCCCCCTATTGTAGCTTGTATCGGCTACATTACAACCCCTTCTTTAGTCTTTTTTAACCCTTGTTTTTTAGGGGTTTAGTCGCATTGCTTTGCTACGTCAACAAAGTCAACAAAAAAACCCCGCTCTTATCGTGGTGATCGGGGCATGATAACCAACCACAATAAGGCGGGGGAAATATCAAAAGAGAATCTAGTTACAACCACAACCTCTAAAACGTAGGAAGTGAATATGTCGATGGCCACATCGTTTAAAGGGCGCGAACCTAAAGGTAACACCACCCGCCTCGATCTCTACTTCAGCATGGCGGGAAAATCGATGACGAATAATATGTGCATCGGCGGGGGACGCAAGAAGTGTAAATGAAATACCAAACAACAGAGCAATAAGAAACTTGTTCATGGTGTGTATCCTTACGGTCAAGAAACGGTAAAAAAATGAGGTGTGCCTACGTAGGCACAAATGCACCATTTTTTTTTTGAATGTGTTTTCAGGAGAGAGGGAGAGGTAGGAAGTGTTGGCGGGGTGTTGATATATTTTACGCCTCATAAGGAGGCTACAGTCTAATCGTGGTTTTTAGTTGCGCCTAGGGGGTAATTTATTTTTTTGTTGAGCCGGCATATTCAATCGCCTCTACGGAAGTTGAAAAAATATCCTCGAGCGATACGGAATCAAATTTAGTTTTGTTTATTGCATAGAAGGCTGCAAATAATTCATGTGCTTCGGTTACCTGCTCCAATGCTTTTTGGTATTTCGACAACATCGAACCACCCGCTTTGATTGCTTCTTCTAGTTCACCCTCATATTCTTTTAGTTTGTGGGTATGCTGTTGTATTTTTTGATTTAATTTTAGGATACGCCCACGTGTTTTGCTTTCTGGTTTGGATACTGATTTAATAAGGCGAAGCGCTTTAGATATTTCAAACAAGGCTAACGCTGCTTTGATAATGGCCACTTCATTTTTGGAATCGTCGCGTATTGCTAAATCTGCCTCAAGTCGGATTTCTTTATCCTTTATTATCTTCAAGCTATCTCGCAAAGATTTTAAATCGTCGGCCATTTAAGAAGTCCGTATAGCGTACTCATCAAACGCTAGTATATTTTTAGGTTGGCTCCACAGTAGCCAAGCGCGATCATCCCCATTTTTAGATATTACATCCGAGGTGGCTTCTTCCCACGGAGCTATGGATAGATTTTCAAACGAGAGGACCGCAGAGTACACCCACGCGGGGAAGCCGTGTTCTTGTCTTAGGGGGGCATCTAATATCAGACCGGTATCGTGCAACTCGTCTCGATAGAAGAAAACCCCTAGATCGATCAAATACTTTTTACCCGCGCTAGCTATTTGAACATCATCATCAAATGGATCGCAGGGGAGTTCAAACAATGTGCGCATTGTGGGCGCTAGTTCTTTTGACGCATAAAATTGACATTGCAATAAACCTTCAACGCTCGTATGCCGTAAAGTCGCCATAATTACACCTTATGTTCGGGGGTCAATATCTCGTTCATCGTAAATAGCCGGATCGGCCATGTGCAGTAGCTCGCAAATTAACGCGGTACCTTTTTCGTTATGCTTAACGACTCGTAGTGCAGAGACTTCTAGGCTATCCAACCGCCCACGATTTGAGTCAATTAAAACGTCCTGCGATTCGGGGAGAATCAAAACCTTTAGCGCTCTTGGGGTATCGTTATTAGTTAAATACCAGTCTGTGCATTGGTCATCGATTAGCGCGTTAGCAAACATCATAAGCACAATTTCGCCATGTTTATTTCGTCTACGCTCAACATGCACTTCCACGGGGGAATCGTCAATTGATTTCAGTATCTCACCCGCTTTTGGTTTGTTACTTGCCAACCATTTAAATTTTTCGCTACGACTAGGCATAAGATTTAACCTCGCGGGGGCCTTCTCCAAAGGTGGTGTCAACATAGTTTTTTATCCTGTATCGTTCATCGTTTAAAAAATAAACCGACCGTGCTAGGTGCATCCAATCCATAACGTGGGCATCCCCACGAAACACACCGGAAATGGGGAGGTGTTCAAATACGGACAAATCTAATTTGCGCAGGCGGTCTTCAACCTCCCACAGCTTTTCGTTTACTTCAAGCAGCTTTCGGTGTTCAATCAACATGGTAGGTGTTAAAACGTAATCGGAAGCGGTTAAAAAATGTTGTAGCTTGACTTTTTCTTTTTTGGCTACTACTTGTTTATCACCCGTTAATTTTTCGATCTTCAATTCGAGTATAGATAGCCTATCTAAAAGTTCACCTAAACCGATTTCTATTGTAACAGATTTCATATCGACTCTCGATTAAACTTCGTACAGTTGGAATTTGTCGGGTTCTTGTGTCTGTACCATTTCCCTTAAGACGGATGCCGCTAATTTAGCATCTACAATTGCGCGATGTCCGTGGCTATAAGTTACGCCAAACTCACGACAAATATTCTTTAGGGAAAACCCCTTGGGTTTCCACCCGCGAGTGAGTGCGTGCATGTAGGCCATACTTGCAAGGCATATAGTTAGGTCGCTGTGCGGGTAGCTTAACCTTAATCGATTATATTCTAGGCGCAATAGAAAAGAATCGAAACTTCCCCAAGACATTAACCGTGTACGTTTGTAATTCGTAAATTCTGCCCACGCTTTCCAACAATCTTTCCAAGGGGGAGCATTTTCTAAATCGTCCACATCGATTCCGGTGAGTTGGTACGAAAATTCAGAAAACAGTTCCATGTTTTCTGGTCGAATTAAAGTTTGATGCTCATCAACTACTTTTAATTCCGAATCCAGTTTTAGTGCGCCGATCTCTACGAGATGGGGCATCCCCAACTGTAAATCAGTTGTTTCAACATCAAAGATTATAACAAACGGATCGAGCATGGTGTAAAAAACCGTGCCGCAGATAGTTGTGATTGCGGAACGCGGATGAAATATCCACTCGACTATCTTACGGCACGGCGGGGAATGTAGTTATTTAACAATCGGAAAGCGCGTTATACAGCGATGAGAGATTTCTCCAAGTAATCATGCGATTTAAACCATTGGAAGCATCCGTTCCGTCAATACTTTTGGATTCAAATGCTAAACCCTCTTTTGAAACGCATAGAGTCAAGCACAAATCTTTAACCGCATCATCCGAAGTTGAAATGTCTAGCAGCAACGGAATTTCTGCAAGGCTCAACGTCATTTTAACTTGCTTAGGAATTTTGCAAACATCTTCAGCACGCTTCTTTGCCTTCAACCGCATTTTAAGTTTTTCTCTCGCCTTAACAATCGCTGGTGGTGTCGTTTTTTCAGGTACAGCAAGTGCTTTGCGCGTGTTGTAAAACATCGCGTCTGAAATATGGAATTTTTCCATCACTTCTTTTTTTGTAGCTTCGGGATTCTGCACCAAATATTCCCTAACCAATTTCGTCTTCTCGCCACGCTTCAATGTTAAATTAGCCATAGTTACCTTTCAAGGAGTTGTGTGTTGGCGCTTTGCCTACACAAGAATTTAAATACAAGCGATTGGGGGTTCCCCCTCACCCATAGTAATCCTTAACCCCGCTGCTAGCTAAATGTCAAGCAGCTATGCAAAAAAAAACACCCCACCAAATGGTAGGGTGTTTCAGGTGCCTAGTCTAAATTCGTGTCGATGCACCATCTGCAAAAACGTAGTTCGGCCCCTCATCGACGGCCACTACTTCAAATCCCGTAGGAACAAACCACCGGGACATTAACTCCCGGCCCGCACTGTCGGCCTCCTCTGAGGTAGCAAAAACACACGCATTAAAATGCAATCCCGCTTCACCTTCGATCTTCATTCCCGCTTGAAATCCACCCATAGTTTTGTCCTCCTAAAATTTACTAATTATTTTTTCGATCCTCAATCTTTCTGAGTTACTTTTGCGACATTGCAAAATTAAGAAGAAGGCTTGATGCAGCGCACGTGCTTGACAAACCACCCACGTTTCACCCGCATTTGGATCGCAATCACCGCATCTGTTCCGCTTCAATTCGCTGGGTGTGCAAAGTCGCTCCGCTATATCCGCATTATAGACAAGGGAGCAACAACCTTCTGAGTAGTGGAGCCAATTCTCCGCGCCGTTCAAAATAGCTTTTTTAAGTTGAATGTCTGTTACCTCAAAATTCTCTACACCTTCCAGCAATTCGAGTGCATAGAGTTTAATCCCCTTATCCCATGCCGAACGTGCGGGGTGGTTCTCGATTGCCTGCGACAATTTGGATACAGTTTTCATAGGTTCGTCCTCCTTCAAGGTTACTTTTTTCACTCCCCCTATTGTTGCTTATATCGGCAACAATACAACCCCTAAATAAGGTTTTTCTTTTTTGTAAACCCTATAAAACAAGGGGTTTTAAAACCTAAAATTATTAGTCACGTGCGGGTGTGCCTACGTAGGCACGCACCCGCTAGGATTCAATCGGTTCAATGGTTAGTTAGCTCCATAAAAAAACCCCCAGCTAAGGCGAGGTTAGCCGGGGGCGCGATGGGCGTGCATCGCTTACAGGTAATTCGTTTGTATCATTCGCCGTCTGCCGCAAACAATAAACCGAGAGCAACCGTTACACTTGCAATCGTAACTGTCCAATCGGGCTGCTGTCCGTTAATCAGTGCGATTGCTGCGTTGGTAATTGCAACCAGCGCGGTAAGGATTCCCGCGATAGTTGTCTTTTTATTTTTTGCTGTGCCTTTAAATAAGCGTGCCATGTTTAGTTCCTTCTAAAAAATTTATGTCGCACATCCCGGTGCAATTTATGTTTAACGTCAACCGAATTTTGAACATCGAAAGTTACTCGCTGCGGCGGCAGCGGAGTCCTCCTTTGCTTTTTCTTTTTTTCTTTTTCCGGTTCCATCGCAAGCCGCGCATTCGACAAAAACTGTACCGTCTCCCACCTTCCCGGTCCCATTGCAATTATCGCACACATCCCCCGATGGCGCGTCTGGTAATCTCTGAGTAACCACTACACCCGCGCTCGCTTCAATTACTCCTAGCCATTCATTTGCTGTCCACGCCTCCGCATAGCCAGATGGCAACGCAAAAAAGAGAAGCCACGACAACACCGAAGAACGCCACGTAGTCCACATTAGGATTCCTTTCTTAATTCTATATTCGGGACAGTCGCATTCGGGACACACCCCGACTGCTTCATACTCAAGGTTACATCTATTGCACACCTTAATCATTTCAATCTGCTCCAATAATCCGCGCCCCAATCAGGGAGTTTTTGGGGGGGCCAACCTTCGGCGCCACTCATAGCAAGAAAAGATCGGCGCTTGCAATCGGACCACTTCGCCCAGTACGCACCCTCGGGGATTTCTAAATTAGTCCCCAATATTTTACGCGGTCCTGAATTCCACTTACCCCACGAGTTGACAATGCAAATTAAAGGTTCACCGTATTTCTGTTTGATAATATCGCGATCATCCACGGCACACACGCACATCGCGTGCGACCACGAGCCTGAACGTCTGGAATATCCGTTTTCATCGCGCTTCGATGACCAACCCTCGCCACCACAACTTGATATAAAATATCCATTGCCAATAAAATCGCGCACTTCTTCAAACGAATCAAGTTCGGTGGCTTGCCGTAGCGCGTGCTTTAATCCAAAATCGATTATCTCTTGCGGTGGGGAAGTGCGGCCCCATTTTCCAGCCATTCGACCACTGTATTTTGTTAGATCAAAACCAAACTCGGGGTAATTTTTTCTTATCCACATTCCCGATTCGTTAATCAACACGCGGCTAGCGTGATGGCATCCCCATCCATCGCCCCCATGCCCGCGATGCCAATAAATTGCTTCCGTGGAAAGGACTGTATTTTTTTCTCCAAGCGCGGAAACTTCGGGCGGCCCTTCGAGTTCCCCAGTCACTTCGTCTGGCTTACCAGCGACGATCTCACACGCTAACGTGCCAAGAGCAGACCGCATCGCGCTATGGCTCACGCAGTCGCCACGCGCTTGTGCGGGGCCGGGAAACGCATTTGGCCAGAGCATATCAATACACTTAAACGGTACCGCTAACTTTCCCTTATGTGAATCTTGCCAACCGAACGCAGCGGCGGCATCGCGCCCCACCGCGTAATCACAAAGATCAAGGAGTTTATTGTGTTCATCGCCATCGTAATACACGCCCTCAAAACCGTCCTCGTATGCGGTTTGTAGATCGGACGGTTTCCGCATTTTTCGTAGGATTTGTCGTTTCATTGATTAGTTGCCCAACTTAAAGCACGGAATGCCTCGCTAATTTGATTTCTCTTTGCATTGTCCAGAGGTACATTATCATTCCCAATCTCACCTTCTAGAAATACATTTACCGCTTCCGAAAAACCGGGGATAGGTGGTACTTCCCCGACCTGAATAGCGAGCGCCCCCGCGTTTTGGTGTGTGCGTCTTACATCGCCGGTAGTCCTTAGTATTGTTTGGTCTTTTGCTACAACTAAACTTAAACCCTTGAATAGGTTTGAAAAATTTGAAGCTGCTTCAGGATGATTTTTCAAGGATTCTTGGACAAGAAACAGATGTGCTTTTTGTGTGGGCGTAGGTGCAAATGGGGGGATGGTAGGCGCATCGTCAGTATTTACATATACAGTAATTTTTACCGACAAATAAGCTAGTAATAAAAGTAGAGGTATAAACCTTAAAAATTTATTCATTTGTGGGTGTCCTCTTTCCAATGTTTTGCAATAACGTCCCCCGCTACTACGACCGCTTTTGTTTCGGCCTCGCATCCTTCGCAGGCATCTAGCAAATCGTTGATTAAATCCATCCGTACTTGAAAGGCATCGGGATTACGTGGTGAGTTTCCTTGAAATAAAAACGTAGAAATTTTAGGCCATAAAATACCCACGGTAGATAGCAGAACTAAACCCACCACAATCCATAGTTCGCTTGCCATATTATGAACCTTCCTTGAATAACAGTAATTGATTAGCAGGTAGTGCAGGACACGTAAATTTTCGCCTCGCCTGGAAATCTGATTTCGCCACACTTAAACACGGGTCACATAACTCTAATTTATTTTCCGAATTATAGAAGTCAGTTGATCGCCCCTCAAAATCGGTTTGCTGCGTGTAGAGGGTTAGGGCCTCTGAGCGTTCGCCACATCCGCAACAAAATTTAATAGTTACACTGCCCATATACCACCTTGGGAAGAAGTAGATTTTATACCTTATCAAAAATGTATGCAACCTTTTATCCGTGGGGTGTCCACGAATCGGCATGACTTACCATAGCATGTGCGGGCGGTTTATATTTTGACGTAGGGGCTATCGACTTTTTAGGCTGCCTTATGTCCTCTAGAGATATGTCTACCTCCTCGCCTATATGCTCTTTGTATTCTTCAATGGCAACCTCTTTTTCAATTTCTGCATAATGGATTATCTTGTCTAAATCTTCGAGTTTAAGTCGTAGTTGATTTGCTTCTAGATTATCTCGAGTGTTTGCGCGGGAAGCATATTTGATAATGTTTGCTAGGGTATGGATAATTTTATTTTTGCATACGTACACAATCGGTTCTATTTTATATTGCTTATAGTGTGTGCCGCCTACTTGTCGCTTGAGTGCTTCCATCTTTACATCCCCAGTAAGCGTTTGAGATAAACCCACAACCTAGCGAAAGCCGCCCACGGAATCTTATTTTTTTCTGTCTTCTTTTTTCTTCTTCTTTTAAACATTAAATCAACTCCCTGCAACTGCTAGTAATCTATTAACCCCCGCCCAGCGTTGCTTCCCCCGGCACTCATTATTATGATCTGCTTCACAATTACCTGACGGTAATCTGCATACGTACCCCGGCAACGCTACCCGTACCGAATCGTAAAATTTTGATTTCTTATTCATCGCCGCGAGTTTTAACGAAGGCTCCCAATGGTCCCATAAACCGTGTAAACCTAATCGATATAAAAATTCAACCTTATCCGCGCTCCCATACATTAGCGATTCGTCAAATCGTTGATCGGAATGGGATGTCAGCGCAAGTTGTAGTTCGGTTGGCCCCAAAGATATTTGTGTGCCAAATCGATATTCACTTTTAAATTGTGGCAAGAGGCTTTCGCTTAGTACATCGTCGTATGAAAATAAGCGCCAAGTTGCAAATGCAAAATAACCATCTTCCAAATTTTCTTCTGCTACTTGCGCAAATCCGTTCCACCCTGCATCGGTGTAATACATCCCACCATCCATAGGGCACACCACATCCGCACCTTCAAACAAACTAAAATTGACACAATAATTTCTAGCATAGTTTACGTTTGTCGCGTAACGGATACGGTCCTTTAGTGACCTTATAGATAAAAATTTATCAGGCTCAAATTTCATCGTGATTACTCGATGTCCCGCGTTATTTATTTTTAGGCGTAACCTTTTTTCTTTCTCTTGGTCTACAATCCGATTAAGAAGAAATAATTTCTCGCAATTTTCAAATGGGGATTCATTCTTCAAAATGAAGTCTAAATTATCTTCGGTCTGCGTTTCGGAATGTCGCGGGGGAAGATCGTTTCCAAGTATGCGCCATAACTTAAAAATCATTTTGGTATAAACTCCCTATGCGCCCTGAGGATAGCTAGCTCAGGTAATCGATGGTCACGTGTGGCAAGGTTTTCAAAGGGTAAAACGTCCTTAAAAAATTGAGTGTTAATATCGAACCGGCTAAAATCCCAAGTTAATCGAGTAGCCATTTCTTTGGGGGATGGCCCCCAATCATACACACGCTCGCACGTGTCTTCTAGGTCTTTGCTGCACACTTCTTTTCGAGTGTCCCATTTTTTTAATGTTTGTTTTTTTTCGGAGGGCGTCCCCCATATTCCACTCTCATATTGTGGGATGGCTTTTAACACCGGCACAATTCCCATGTCTGATATCGCATAGTTATTCTGCCACATTCTAAAAATCATGTCGGCTAGTCCACACGATTCATCGAAGGGTCCAAGTTCTCGCAAGAGTTGTTTTTGTATTCCAAAACAATTAACCCCCTTACCTAACACTAAAAAATAGCCTTGCTGAAACAGCCCAAAAAATAATTCTAATTGACGCCTAGTAGGGCGCGCTGCTTCACTCATAATTACAACGCAATCAGAATCTTCACATTGTGCTGCGCAACTATTCCATAACTGCGCCAATGAAGTAAACCCACGATCAATTACCCTCTCCCGTTTCCATCCATTGAGTTTCAAATGTTCCACCGCCTTCTCCCCGTGCATAGTTTTTCCCGTGATCATCACGCGGGGTATTTTACTCTCCCGAGGGTGCTTCATTTCGTGTCTCGCTATTGAAAGGGTCAAATTGGTAACTGTACAAAAACTTATCGATGTGTACAGTATCCGGTTTCTTTTTCAGTAACGCACCACACCATGCGTTATCCTCGCCAAAAGATATGTCTGGAAATTTATGGTTTGAAATGAACTGTCTATTCCAAACGTAAATGTGGGCAGCCTGATTTGATAATAAAACATAACCACCGTCTATCTTCTCTTTAATTTGTTCGTATTCTATCAACCGCTCCGCCCACATTTTTACATTAAAAGAAATTAACTCTGCGTTTGGATTGTTTACTATTCCTAGTACAACTTCTTCTATGTAATCCCCCGATATCTCGTCATCATCATCTATAAAGGCCACAAATTTTCCAGACGCCAGAGATAATAGTTTGTTTCTCTTTTCGCCAACTGTCCACGAAAAGTTATCGCACAATCCAATTAACTCGATATCTTTCCTACCATTTAGTTGGTCATTTAATTGACTTACTATTGAAGGAAATTCCAGCGAAAGCCGGGGAGGTATTGTTGGAATTAAAATTGAAAGTTTTATCATAGGAATTTATAAACATGGAAGCAAATCATGTTCTCCCGGCGTTTAGTTACAAGGTTATTATTACAATCCCGGCACACTATATTAGATTTGTGAGATGTCTTTTCTAATGGATCGTGCGATATAAAAAAATTGTCCCCTTCTCGAAAACACTCAAAGCCATTCCCGATTATCGACTTTGATTTTTGTTTGGCTTGCTCTGTTTGATTAGTTGTTCCTGAATTGGAGTAGTGGTAAAAATACAAGACTTCAGATATGCGGTGTTCAATGGTGGCTAAATTTGCGGCAATCATAGGTTCGATCCACGCGGCATCGTCCTTACAATTTAATTGTGGATTGTATGCAATTTTTCGTTGGATGTCTCGCCTCCATGCGCAGAGATGACTAGGGAACATACCCACTAAAAAAACTTCCCCATATTTTTCATCTGTTGATTTTCCGTAGGGGGTAACTTCTCGGGGGGTGGTGAGTGTGTGTAAGTTCATCCTTGCGTACGAATTTTTATTTGCCTCCTGTATAACTAACACATTAAAAGTCACAACGTGTGGATTCTTAGAGCATCCCGATACAATCTTTTCGATGTAAGTATCAGATACAGAATCATCATCATCTACAAATGAGATATATTTCCCCGATGATTCTACGCTTAGTGTGTGTCTTTTTTCTCCACTTGTAGATTGCCCGCAATCGTGCGCTATTAGTACCTCGGCGCACCCCGAATCTTTGGCTTGCTTCGATAAGTGGTCAAACAGTTTTTTTGATTGTTGCTTTCTACTTTCTAACGCGCACACGCACACGCTTAAAATTGGTGCTTTGGTTTCTACCAATTTTTTTATCATGCCTGCGGGGGTAGCCTTTCGCCCATATAATTCGGTAATCCTTTTTTTCTTGTTTTTATCATGTCGGAAAGTTGCAAAAATCTATCTTCACTTTTTTCGTGCAGTGTCCCATCTAAAAAAGGAGTAGTACGCCCGAACCAATTTTTACCTGCCGTCCCCAAATGCAAAACCTGGAAATCAAATAGTCGTATTCTGTTTTGATTGTTCCATTTTCGTTCAAAGAAACTGTCGCACCCGCCCGCGTGCTTCCATTCGATAGGATACCACGGGCGATTTGTTAGATGATCTGCGCTCGCATTAAATAGTTGAAAAAATCCTACGGCAATATCAGTGTCCGGCATCGTAGGTAGTGCCTGCCATTCTTGGTAATCGTGGTACCAACCTTCCGCATATAAACTGATGTCCTCACACATACGCCGTTGGACCCCATAAATTTGCTGCTCACTTAGATTAGGAAATCGCATTTGCGGGGGCAGCACAATATCAGCATCTAAAACAACTATCCAACCATCTCGACCCACTATATCAAAACCTTCTTCCATTGCAGCGCCTTTATTAAACGCGCACCCATGTTCATAGAAAGCGTTAGTACAATGGCACGTTGCGTTGGGTATTCTGTCTACAATGGCTTGTGTTTTTCTATCGTTGGGCGTTGTTACCACCAGTACAGAATCGAAGTGGTGCGCGTTGGTAGGAAGTGTCAAACTTAAAATATCGTGATAATCAACACACACTAAAATTGCTTTAATAGAAATGTTCATTACGGTATAAGTTCCCGTGCAGACTCTATGTCATCTCTTAAACGGCGCGTAATTTTTTTGTAGTCGTAAAAATCTATTGCCGCTTCTGAAAATTCCCGTTGTTTGGATTCGTCCCAAGATCGAATCGCGCCCGATACAACCGTATTCAAATCACCAATTTCAATGTGCGGGGGTACTCTAATTAAGTTACCATCGATTGCGGGTAATCGATCATATTCAGATAAGTCCGTAATAACGCGGCATCCCACGGCGGTTGCCTCGATAATTTTACGAAGCGCATATTGATATCTACTCGCACAACATAGGGCCACTCTATGGTGGTTTAATGCCCCCAAATATTTCGGAGTTGCAAATCCGTTCGCGTGATAGCCGGGGTGAGGTAGGTGAACCATCTCCCCGCCATTCTCATAGTAGTGTCTCGATTGCATACCCCCAATAGCGAGCCTGCGCAGGGGATATGGAGCGCTTATTGCACCCGATACCACGCAAGATTTCTTTTTGTATTTCGCATTAAAAATAATCCCTGCGGGTAATTCGTCTCTATTTAATGTGTGGTAAGTCCTAATCAAAGTGTAATCTTGAACCCAAGGCGCAACTCCGATTATAGACCTTGGGTGATAATAAATAATTAGTGCATTACAACCTATTTCTTCCGCAGATAACCGATGATAGTCGGCTTGATTTTGTGCATCTTTGTACACGGTAAGCGTGAACAAATCATCTCGATCCGCTAATTGTGTGTATTCAGAATACATTTCGTTTTTATCTAAGCACGCGGGGTGATTCACATCCCACTCACGTTTGTCCTGTAAAATTACAGTATGCACATCGGGGTTACTCTCCAAGTAATGCCGGACATTATGGCACCCGTCTATTTTTGGTCCTACTAAGTTGTAGCCCGATTCATTAAGGCCCATCTGAAGTTGCCAACCTTCACTGCTCATATGATTTTGAAAATTTCCGATTCCAAAAAATACTCTAGACATTTTCTTTTATCCTGTGCTTTATGTCGGAAGTAGATTCCATGTGCGAATACGGAAACGTAATTATTTTGCAGCCATGACCACCACACCACTCTACCGCCTCCTTGTGCCTACGTAGGCACCCCCACGTTTCCCCTACGAATAAAAATTGAGGTCGAATAATCTTCAGGTGGGTTATAAATTCTAATTTGTAATAAGGCACCACCTCATCTACACAACGTAGCTCACGTAGCATCTCGGTTCGATGCGCTAGTATGATTGCAGGCGGTTTGTGTTTGTCTTCCATCACAATATTATCAGAGGGCACCCCCACAATTAACTTATCGCAAAATCCCCTAGCACGCTTTAAAATTGTAATGTGCCCCACGTGCAGCAAATCCCAAACGCCCGGTATGTAACCTACTTGCATTTGTACACCAAAATTTTCCTATGTTTTTTCACTTCCAAAATGTCCATCTCTACGGATGCTTGCTGCTCGCTTACTTTTTCAAACGCGGCATCTATCCCGGAAGTGTCCAACCGCAAAAGATCGTAGACCACAAACCATTGGGGATTAAATTTTTTGTAGTAGTTTAAAAAGTCTACCCGTCGATCTGCTTTTATTAGGACTTCTAAGACTCCCCCGAAAACTATGGTTCCAAATTTTTTAGTGTACGTATGCAATTTGTCGGAATTAAAATCCTCAAATCGGGACACTTCAAAGGTGGCATGTGGGAAAAGTTTTTTCGCATTTTCAATCGCGGTACTTGATCCATCTATGCCGTGGTACGGTGTCTGTACGTGCTGACATAATTGCCCCTCTCCACACCCTACATCTAAGCAGGGTAAATTTTTTTCATTTACAATTTCACCGATAGGCTGTAAAAAAGTTGTGTGAAATTCTTTCGACGATAAATACCAGTAGAAATTTTCATCGTAGATATTTCTCAAGTGATCAGGGCTATCGTGGATGCTCAAAAAGGTCATGGGGTATGCCTTCGGTTTTTATAAAATCATAAATTCTAGTTCGTGATACATGGTCTTTTTTTGGTATCCTCCAATCTTCACCGTATTCATGCGCTAAGTATTCTTCAATCGGGGAAGGCACCTTAAATTCTCTACCGAATAACTCGACCGTATCGTAATTCTCAAACCACTCTGCGTTATGTACCAGCGCGTAGGGTTCGCCTACGTGCGGTGCGCGTGCGTCATTAGTGATAACCGGAATAGAAGTAAACCGCTTGTCTTTCCATCTGACATGCCCCACAATGTCTACTTTTACATCCCATAATTTTGCAACCAATGTTTTGACTCTCGTAAATGGTAGCGACCACGATTCTATTTCTGCGCCGGCATCTACTAAATGTTTTGCAATGTCGCCGGCAGTATGGTTAAAATTCTCCTGTAAAATTGCGAAGTCTATATCTAATTCAGTAGGTGTAAATCCTTTGTCCCGATATGCCCCCAGCGCAGTCCCTTGTATTAGAAAAAACGGTACGCCTACTGTATCGAAAATATCAGCGACCTTTAGCAATACGGCTTCTGCAATTATTTTGTTCATAGATTGATTACCCCCACACCACAACTTCGGCCCTCCCAGATTCTTAGCCATCGTTCGTGTGCAGAGGTAGCTTCCTCACCTTGATTTTTACGTATCACAGATTCTTCACTTTCTGATTTGTCGATGATCGTACAAATATCATAGTTGTTGTCTAGAAGAACTTTTTTATAAGCGCCCCCCGGTGCTTGGTCTTGAATGTCGTGCATAAATACAATGCCCCGCTCTCGCATCATCGGTCGATACGTATAAAAATCGGTGGCAAATAACGACTTGTCACCGTCAATAAAAAGCGTGTCGATTTTATCCTCGCCTAACCAATCGTAAACAATGTTCACGGTTGCCTCTGAATAGCTACTTTGAGGTAACCATAGAAAATCAATTTCTGGGAATGCTTTTTCAAATAATTTTTTGTAGGGAGTCCCGCGTATTTCACACGCGATAACTTTCTTTACACTGGACTCTAACGATTTACACCAATGATAAAGACCACCCCCTTTATCTGCGCCAATTTCTGCAACTATTTTTGGGTCTTTTAATCGCGCGGCGTGTACCATTTTTTCTAGTTCCCGTTTTCGTTGTAACGGAAACAATGTCCCATCGTCGAAGATATCATCATAACTATCGTGGTTCGGTTTACGGGAATCTTCGCTTAGAAAAAACTGCTCCCACGCTTCGTTTAAATTAGTAGGTAAAGGTGCGTCCATAAAATCACTTTGTTGAGTTTTGAATATATTGAGTAGCTGAACCTAGCGCTTGATCTTTTAGTTGGTCAAGGTCCGTTACAACTTCCACCTCTCGATTTTTTAATTTAGGATTATAAATATTGGCGTGCGCTTCGCTCGTTTGTTCTTTGTTTCCGCTCATCGCTAATTCACCATATCCCCTCAAAGGGATTCCGCATTTATGGCAATGAAACTTTATCTGGTTAGAAAATGATTCGATAGATTTTCTCCACCAATCCGGCGTTACTTTAGTACCGGTGTCGGGGTAGTCCTTGTCATGCTGGTGGAGCATTGCTTGCGCGCCGGCAACCTCACAAAACCATGCCCGTAATTCTCCACGAAACGTCCCGATAAGCGCACTCCAATTTTGGTTTATGTCGCAATTGGAAATTAGTTCCCACCTTTTCGATTCATCTGCAATAACATCTTCCATAGCAACGAAGGGGGGTGAATGGCGAGAATCCGAATGTAGCCCCACTGGGTTACATTCAGGCCAATCTCGTTTAAATTCATCATAGGCATCTTGATCTAGATGCACATTCAAATTTGAATACGCGGGATTAAAAGTTTTTCGTGCCGCCGCACCGTGGCCAAACAATTTGTTACACCATAGCCCGCATTGCTCCTGGTCAAAATGACTGCGCATGATCTCGCACAAATCTTCAAATTGTGGGTGTACGGCGGGATTTCCACCAAACATGCCGATAACTCCAAAGTATCCGTGCAAACTCGCGCACGCATCATCAAATTGGTCCAGCGTAATTTTCGCAAACGGACCTTTTAAATTGCTCCCCTGCGTGCATCCAAAACAAGATTTATCACAAGAGCGTGTAATCCATATTTGGAGGACACCCTGTTTCCACGTTACTTGTGGGCGAGGTTGGCCGGGGGGCACCATTTTTTGTATTGCTTCGATTTCGTTCATTTGGGATAATTTATTTTTCCTTTGTTGATTGCAAGGAGGCGCAATTTATGGAAAGAGTAATTAACGTAGCTTGGAAAAAGTGGAGACTTATTTTTGCAAAAGACTTGCCGCGTGATACTGAAGGTACCACGGACCCACCGACCAAGAAAAGAAAAGCAATTCGGATAAAGTCGGAATTGGTAGGCCAAGAATTTCTCGAGACGTATTTGCATGAAACGCATCATGCGGGCAACGACACGATCAACGAAGATTATGTAGCCCAAATCGCGGAAGACCAAGCGGCTGCTTTTTGCCATGCGGATTGCCTTGGGCGATTTTTATCCTGCCCTAAAATTGTAAACATAGTTCAAAATATTCTGGATTCGCAATCCTAGCTTATAGCAGAAATTCAATCAAGCCATTCGGAAAGGATACCCAACATGGCCGCATTTCGATGGGACGAATCAAAGGAAAAATACATCCTCGATATGATTCGGAAAAACCCCGAAACTCCACATAAGAAATTTGCGGAATATTTTGGGATTACCCCCAATGCAGTTCGTAAAAAATTCCACCGAATGGGGATTTCCGTTGACAAGTTACGAAGCGGGGAATTTATATTGCACCCCGAAATTGAACCCGAAGAAACTCCCCCAGATCAAATTTGGAAAAACTACGAGAAGCATAACGAACAGAAAATTGCAAAACACAAAAATGATGGTAGGTACATTGCCGAATTTCCCCACGAAGTGATTGGAGTCACTTTTATAAGTGATCAACACATCGCCGGGAATAACATCTGCGCATTAAAACGGATGCGAGAAGATGCTGAGTTAGTAGCTAAAACGCCGGGACTTTTTGCGTGCCTGGGTGGGGACTCTATCGACAACCACATTAAACATCGATCTGCTATTTTGTCTGCCCGAACCACGCCGGGTGATCAATACGAATTGTTTGATTACTATTTAAGTTTGTTTTCTGAGTCGATCCTCGGGGTAATTACGGGCAACCATGACGACTGGACCCCGCAGGTGGCCGGTGTGGATGTGATTGCAATGATCTGTGCAAAACATGGCATCGCCTGCGCAAGCGATGAGGCGCGGATATCAGCGACCGTAGGGGCCACCACTTATAACCTAGCTTGGCGGCATAAATATCGTTTCAATTCGTCGATGAACCAGACGCACAGTCCAAAGCAATGGTATCGCTTTGGTTCCGAGCCGTTCGATATCGGGGTGGTCTGTCATCACCATGAAACTGCAATCGAGGCTTCGCTAATGCACGGACAGCAAGTGTGGACTTGCCGACCGGGTTCGTATCAAATCAATTCCTCGTATGGCAGACAAGCAGGCTACAACGATTCCCTGCCCGCCTGCCCAACCTTCTTACTGTTCCCCGAGAATCGCCGCATACTTGGATTTGCTGACGTTCGCGATGCCGTTAAAACATTGACAGCGGAGAGGGGCACGTAATGCCTACGCTTCGCGGCTTGCAGGAAACAATTAGCCAACGAGGGCCGTGGTTAGCCCGAGTTCACAAACCTATCTCGAGGATGGCGGTTCGATTGATTGCAAAGCGATGGGGGAGTTTAATCGAAGGTAACAGCGCAGAAAAAAAGTGGGCAAAAAAAAGAATCGTAACAGAAATCTGCAATGCTTATCCGGTACCAATTTGGGTGATTCAAATTTTAGTGTCGGTAATTATCAAATGGATGTTGGCCCGTAAGTTCTCGGACTAACAACCAACCTAAATAAAATTAAAATAGATTAAAAATTCTGCGGATAATGTAAGACCGCGATAAGCTAACCACAATAAAACAACCACCTAGCAAAAAGTTGTCGCGCAGTGGTACCTCAATTCCGAAAAAAGGAAACGCAACTACCTGCACACCGACCGATAATAGATAACCAAATACCATGTTGCAAATAGATTCAACCACCGACATTTTTTTAGTCTGCATTTACGATCACCTTGTGCTTGGTTTCTATCCAACAATGCGCCCCGCACGATAACGGGTCATCAGGTCGATAAACAACGCGAGCAATTTCGTTACCTTTGGCATCGACAATTACCGCACTGTTTGTGTAACGATTATCTTTGTAGGTTTTCACGGTCAACACCGAAGCTACCGCCCCGGTTTTTTTGTTGGCTTTTATTTTGTGCTGATTAACGTGAATGATTGTCTTCATATTTCATGGGTTCATACCCACCTTGCGTACTTCCCCAAAATTGGTTTGAGTAAGGTTTAAAGGGGCCTCTGTATGGATGCAACTTTGTATAGTGGTTGGGGATAAAATAGAAACTAGGATAAACCGCTAGTTTGTTATATTTCAATTCATGTACTGTTTGCGTTAAAAACCTCGGACCCACTGTTTTCCATGCTGTCATTGGGCCGCGATGGAGGGCCTCTCCATATAAATTGTGCAACTTGTTTACCAACACCCACATCAATTCACATCCCGGCACACATCCCAAATATCCCGCAGCAATTAGTTGTCCACGAATCAGTTCGTTCTCATAACAACTGAAACTATCATTGTCTAATAGATAATCATCTAATGGACGAAGGCAAACGCAATCTGCATCGAGAAAAAACCCACCAAATTTTTGGAGGATTTCATATCTTGCGATATCACATTTACCATTCCACTCGGGCATCGTATCATATTGTTGTTGGTTGTGGAGTCCTTTTGGAAAATGCTCTGCTATTGATCTTTCGTTCCAGATCATATAATCCCAGTCGGGGTGGGATTCTTTCCATGTACGCATCATTTCAATGGGGGCCGGCTTCGGTCCAATCCATAACTGGTGTATCACTTTCGGTATCATAATGTGTATGCCTACGTCTGCACAAACTACACCGCGATTACTTCAGTTAGCCACTTTGCACAAACCGACATTGTGGCGAAACTGTTGGGAAATACTACATTCAATTCGTGTACAACTTCTTCACCTTGCAACGCGGATTGAACAGAAATAGTTATGGGTAATTCTTGAATAATTAAACAAAGATCGTCACCCTTTTCGGTAACTAAAATTCCCCGCCCGCGTACATCATCGATTATTTCAGGACGAATCGGCCAGTAGTTATTTGTCTCCTCGCCAAATATCGCGTGAGGATGGATAGTTAATATTTGATCGCGCATCTTCTCCAATTGCCCGCCCTCGTGAATTTTAGAAAAGACACGATATGCACACTTCACGTGGTACGAAGGACTAGACATTTTTATTCCTCAATAATTTTCTTACGCGGTCTTCCAAGCGCGGGTTTTTTAGGTTTGAACTCGATAATTTCATCACGTGTAATTATCCAAGTACGTTGTCCATACTTAATTCCAATATGTCCATTCTTGCAGAGATGCCGCGCTTGCCTTACCGATACACCTAAATACCGCGCTGCAACTTGCATCGTTACGTACTGACTAGGCGATACGTTCGCATCCATACAATGCTGGTTTAAAATTTTTTCTTCATGCGCTCTGTCTAACATTTTAATTTCTCCCGTTCATACTAGGCTCAAGGCACCCCATTTAAGGCCGCAACTTGCGCACTCAAATTCAATTCGAGCTACCGATTCAACTTCGCCAAATGAAAATGCATCGAGTTCTTCAAATGAGGAATCTATTTCTTGACTATCGCACCCAACACAATGTGTGGGGGATATCTGTAAATCTTTTTTAGGTATTCCATACAAACATTTGTCTACGTACTTTGTATCCATAGGATGTTTTTCTTTTAGTTTCGATATGTTCGCGCATAGATCGCCTGCTTTAATATCCTGCATCATTTGTCGGGGTGATACCACAACATAGGTTAGGTGATGGTTCGATGCGCTAGACGCTAAGTAGTTACCCATCCAATGGGCAACATCCTCGGGGATATCAACCATAAAATTTCTCCAGATAAGGTTAGGGGGATAGCCTTAATACTATCCCGTATAGGATATGTTGTCAATTGTTTTTTTAAGTAGATTCATCTTCGGCATCGGTTTCAAAAATAATATCTTCCCAATTTATATTTCCGGTTTTTAAACCTTCTTTAAAAGCTGCTTCTAATCGAAAAGTATAATGGGCGGCATCCGTAAATACCACCGTCCATTTTTGATCATGTTCTAATTCAAATTCACGAACGGAAAGTAAAGCTGCTTCAACCGAAGTTGCGCGGGCGATGACCTGACTTTCCGTTTCTTCTAAATCCTCGTCATCTTCTTGCGCGTCATATTGATCTGTGCCTACCTCTGCAATCACTCCCCACGGTAAATCCATTTTACAATTGCAGCCGTAGTGTTCGCATATAGGTTCATCCCCTAAAAAATCCACCACTAGAATTTGAATACCTACAATGTCCCCATCAAAGAAATTTACGTTACGATCCATCGTTACGCTTCCTTATAAATTTTCGCACTTCGTCGAATCTATCTTTATACATTTTCGCATATTCGGGATTTAACTCTACCCCAATCCATTCGCGCCCTAGTGCATCGGCAACCGCGCCGGTTGTTCCCGATCCAAAGAAAGGGTCTATCACTTTTGCGGGTACCACTTCATTCGTGTGACACGTACACGTAGGAATCCAACCTACGCTTGGCGCTTTACCTAGCGTTTTAAAATCTCTTTCCCACGGCATACCACAAGCCGCGCAGCATCCATGTTCGCTTGTTCCGGCTAACACACAAGGCAAAATTAAGTCGGGCGGGAACGTGGCAAAGTGGGCCTTGGCGTAGGGCTTGGTGGTGACGGTCCAGACGGAGCGTTTGTTGCGGGTTTCTAGCGAGCCATATCCTGTTGAGGTGCCGCCGCTTCTCGTTTTGCATGCGCCGGGGAAGCCGTTGTCTACCCTAACAAGCGATTCTGGAATACACGCGCCACGATCTTGCGCAGGCTCCGCAATCGCATCAGCATCAAAGTAGTATCTTTCCTGCTTACTCAAAAGGAAGATGTACTCGTGACTTTTTGTGCAACGGTCGCGGACGGACTCCGGCATCGGGTTCGGCTTGTGCCAGATTATATCTTGGCGTAATCTCCACTTGTTATTCTGTAAAGCGATAGCGGCTTTCCACGGTATGCCGACAAGTTGTTTCTGCGCGTAGGTGTCCCCAAGATTTAACCATAGAGTACCGGTCGGTTTTAAAATTCGTTTGATCTGCTTAAATACTTGCAGCAAGTTTACAAGATATTCGGACGTTGCTTTTTCTAATCCGATCTGCCCGCCTTCGCCGTAGTCACGAAGATTAAAATAGGGTGGAGAAGTTATGCAGCAATCCACCGAGTTATCGGGTACCTCTTTTAATTTTTCTTTGCAATCTCCAATCAATAGCATTTTTGCATCCTTAAAAAATTGTCTTTAGCGGCAAAGATTTTAAAGTTCTTTACATCTAGATTTTAGCCCTCCCGCGCGGGCGTGCGTGTGTACGTGCGC